CTCAAAAAAGAAAAGAAACAAGAACCTAAAGAGTTATTGGATTCATTAGGTCCAAAAGAAAGAAAACGATTAAAAAAGGTTCTTCAATCAGCACAACCAACTGAATTTTTTGGTAAAGACTTTACTCAAATGGGAGAATTAATTAGAGTTCTTAAGGACTTAAAGATAGTTAAGGATGATAATAAATTAAATAAGAAGATGAAATCAATGGATGAAAGGAACATTGATATAGTGGCTACCGCCACTGAACTTCGTAAGGACTACGAGTTGCTATATCGGCAATTGCGTGATTTAGTTTATCCAAACAAAAAGAAAGGTGATGAAAAGTGACTGACCAAAATGTTGAATTACTTGCCATTCTTAAGGCATTAACAGAAAAAATTGAAAATTTAGAAAAGACTGTTTATCATCAAGATAATTTATTGATGAAGTCTGGCTTAGTTGTTGCCCAAAGCCCAAGTCCAAAAATGAATAACGGTGGAGTTGGTTCTTCATCCGTTGGTGATGTTGGAAGCATGGAATGGTCCGATATTCACAAAATGGTCGAAAAGGTAGGTGGACAATAATGACATGGGATTATTATGAATTAAAAAAAGCATTCGGTAAAGGGAAGTGTGAAGTTAAAAAATGCGATGCACATTCATGCCGAAGCAATACAAAACAGGATATTAGAGGACAAAATGCAAGTCAAGGCTATTGTCGATTAGATGTTATCACAATTGATTCTAAAGGAAAGTGTGAGCAATTTAAACCTCCAAATCAAGGTAGTGGAAAAGGAAAATCCCCATACGATTTTAAACAAGTAATGCGTGATGTTGGAAATGCTCCGAGGGATATACGACAACAGCGAACAAAAAATCTAAAAGAACAAAGAATGAATAGGTGAGATTATGCCAGAAAGAGTGACAAGAGAAGAAAAAATTATTGAATTAACAATTTTAAAGGCGAGGGAAGTCAAAGCCCTTCGAGATGGATTAACCCAAGATGAAATGCCAACGGTTGAAAAGATTAAGCGACCAAAGGCTAAAGCCTCTAAGCATGGTATTAAACAGGACAAGGTTCATGCTAATTCCGGTGGAGAAGAATTTACTAGCGGTGAAATTAAGAAAATGTCAAATGATGAAATACGAGCCAAGACTCGCTATTCTCGAAATTTAGTTAATCAACTCGATGCTCAAATTAAAGCAAAAGAGAAAGAATTTGAGGGTAGAGAAATGAATGCTGCACAGAAGCGAACTCTTAAATTGATGAAAGCAAGAGTTGAAGCAATATACTCAGCATTAACTCTTATGATGAAAACTAAATACAAATCATACAAAGACGATGAAAAGATGGCTAAGTTCAATGAAGCAACTGATAGGGAAGAAGACCCTAGAGATGTTAATATTCCAATGGGTGAACAAAAAATTACTTCTGCTGTTTTTAAAGATTTAGATGAAGAAATGAAGGAACTTACTAAAAAACTTATGGGAGCATCTGTTTCTGAGTTGGGTAAATTAGAAGAAGAATTAGCAGAAATAAGTAGCCTGTGGCTTACTTATTCAAAGTTTTACGGTCGAAGTTCATAGGTGAAATAAATGGCTTATCTTCTTGAAAAAGATAAGTCCACATCGGATGAAATCGTTCGCTTATTTGAGAAAGTAAGAGTGGCTTATCTATCGGCTCGCACTGACCCTAAAGAATACGGTGTTAAATGGCGCAGTGCCGTGGATGGCATTAAAGAAAAATACGAGAGTACGAACCAACTTTCTAACGAGTTGAAAAACTTCATTGAAATTTCAGATTTGGAAGCAGATGATGTTAAAGACCCTCAATCTCAAAATGCAGAAAAGATATTTGATGGCATTAAAAGTCTTAGGTATTCTTCCGAATCAATAGAAGACCCATTCGCAAAACGATTCAAAGGAGAAGTTCTTGAAGCATTACTTTCTTCTCAAGAAACTATGGTCAAATTTGTGCATTATGCTATAAGGGAAGATAGTAAATCACTATCTCCAGACATTTACAGCATTAAAGACATGGAACCGGACGATATTACGGAAGGTCTTAAGGGACTTGACCTAGAAGTGGACGACATAGCACTGTATATTATTGAGCATTACGGTGACGGAAAAGACTCAAATAAGGTAGAATCTAAAGTAAAGTCTGCTATGAACATTTTAGAATTAATTTACCTTTCTAACAATGAAAAAGACGATTGGGTTGAACTTGAAGAAATTGAAGGAGTACCTGTAAAGAAAGAGGAAGAAAAGAAATCCACTGAAGAAAAATCTATTTCTGATTTTATTGTTCCTAATAAACCAATGTATAGAATTTTTGACATTGATGACATGAAAGAACTAAAAGGCTTTACCGGAGAATATTATGTTCAAGAAAAATATGACGGGCTTCGAGTTCAAGCACATAAAATAGATAAAAAAATTAAAATATATTCATTCGATGGTAAAGACATTACTTCTAAATGTAAAGAGCAAGTTGATGAGTTAAATAAAAAACACTTTGGCGATTGTATTCTGGATGGTTCATTGATATTATTCAAAGGTGATGATGCGCTAAATAGGGCAGAAACTATTTCGTACCTAAGCAAAAAAGAAGATTCCGAAGGAACTTTAAAGATGCATCTTTTCGATTTATTAAGGCATGAAGAAAAATCTTTGTTGGAAGACAGGTTAGACCGAAGAATGCAAATTATGTTCAATAATTACTCTATACATTCTAGTGAAATGTTATCTTTCCCTTCAAAGAAAGATACTCGTTTAGCAGATTCTATCAAAGATGTTGAAGAATACTCGAAAGCAATTATGGAAATGCCTACTTCGGAAGGAGTAGTAATAAAAGATTCTTCGTCAACTTATTATGTTGGTACTAAAAAGAATCCCAAATGGATTAAGTGGAAGAATTTCGTAGATTTAGATTTGATTGTTCTTGATAAGAAATCATCCGGTAGTAATTATGTCTATTCGTTAGGTGCAGGGCCAACAGAAGGGGAAGGAAAGAATTATCAAGAAGTGGAAGGTAAAACCTATATGCTTGTTGGTAAGGCTCTTAACACTAAAATTTCTGCCGACTTGGGAAGCATTGTGAGGGTTAAAATAGACCAAGTGAAGAAGACAGGCGACATATACACTATTCATTCTGCTAAGGTTATAGAAGTACCCGAAGCGGCTCATCCTGACAAGTTAGTGACTTTGGAAATGCTTTCTAAAGATAACAAAAAAGAATTGAATTATAATGTTGAAGCACTAAAAAAAGGTTTAAAAATAACAGACCACATTCACGGAGAAGCATCTGTTATAATTAAAAGTGACATGGATGGTTTTACTATCTATGGTTTTGAAGAAGACAATCTTATGGCTAAGAATGCATTAATTGATTTAGACCTTTGGAAGACTCAAGCGGAAGAAATTATGAAAACTAAACAATCTCGATTAACTGTTGCTGGATTCCAATATCTTAAAACCTCTGGGCCTAAAACAATTAAAGAACTACATAATCATTTAGTCAAAAACCACAAAGACCTATATGAAGATATTCTTGAAAGTAAGTTTGGTAAACTTAAAGATTGGATGAAACAAAGAGATGGTATTTCTTATGATGAAAAAGATAAGAAACTTTTGGCCGATGAAGATAAAATTATGCAAGAAAGCGATATTCTCAAAGAATATAAAACACCAAAGGAATATAGAGAAGGTAATTTTAAGATATATCTTAGGGATGATGATAACTTAAATTTCGTTATTAAACTAAAAGATGAATCTATTAATTGGTTAATAGATTTAGAAAACTCAGATGATATTTATGAATTGTTTGGTAAAGCCGGTAAATTTCCTGCTATGGTGGCTAGAAATATTTCTAAGAGAAAAACACTTGATGAAGGCAAAATAAAATTAGGGGTTCAAAAAGATGGTTATCACGAATATTTCTTAGAAGGCAATAAATTTGATACCAAATTCAACATTAGGAGAGTTAGAGCAGAAGGTAAAGAAATGTGGTTAGCATGGTCTGGCTACAAGCAATCACCTGCTGATGCCAAGAATGATTCAGGATTATGGAATATTTATGACGACAGGTATAATGAATTGCCCCTTCCTGAAAAATGATGCGAGGCTATTATATACTCAAAGTTGGTAGGAAGGTTTGAGGAACATGGCTACAAGTGTTATGGCTACTAGGAATGATGATTTCACCATTCTAAAGAGCAACGACGACTTGATGATTGGTGGATATGCAAGTATTGAAATCGTGGATAAACAAAACGATTTGATTACATTAAAAGCATTACAAGAATCAGTAAAAAAGTTTATGGAAGACTCAAAGTTTAGAAATGTAATGACTAACCACTCAAATGTTCAAGTCGGTGAAGTTGTAGATTCATATAGAGATAAAACTGGAAAATTATGGAAATCCGAAGTTGATGATGTTGGGTTCTTTGTTGTAATTAAATTAAGGGACGACATTGAAAAAGCAAAAGAAGTAGGAAGAAACATTCGCAAAGGGTCATTAAGGTCATTTAGTATTGGTGGACAGGCATTACAAAAAGTAAAGAAAAGCCACAACGAATTAGGGGAATATAACGAAATAAGTAAGTTAGAACTCCATGAAGTGACAATCTGTGAAAAAGGCATTAACCCCGAAGCGAAATTCGATATTTTAAAACAAGATATAGGAAGTGAAAAAATGAGCGAAAAATTAGAAAAAGCACTGAGCGAGTTAGACACTCTTCTCGAAGAAGTTAATATGCTTCGTAAGGAAGAAGAAATGGCTGATGATGAACAAATGATGATGCCCGACGAAGAAAAGGGTAATTATGAAATGGCTGACGATGAAGAAGAAATGGCTGATGAAGAAGAAATGGGCGAATACCAAGACGACGAAGCAAAAGCATACCTTCGTACTCTTGATGGCGCAGGAAACCAAATTGGCGAACCTGCTGACCGAATCGTGATTAACAACGGTAAGCCAACTTCGTCTGATATGCCCGTAGTTAAGGCATTCAACAACAATGAATTTGATTCTCTTGATTTGAGCAATTCAAACATTGAGAAGGCTTACGCCGCTTTCCGTGAGGAACAACTCGAAGCACTTGCTTACGATAACCTCCGAAAGTCCTTTGAGTCCCGATTTGCTTCCGAAAGAGCAAACCGTGAGAATGTTCTCGCAAAGTCACAATATGACGCTGCAAGTGAAATTTCTTCTCTTAAAGAAGAATTTACTCAATTGCGAAAGTCTTTGACAGCCGAGAAGGATTCAATCATTAAGGCTCAACAAGAATCAACTATTACCCTCCCATCAATGAACGACCTTGCAGAAATGGAATGGTCCGACATTCATAAGATGGTGAACAACATTTGAAGGTGATTTAAGATGACAGGATATATTAACACAATACGAGATTTAGAAGCACAAACATACGGAATTAACAATTTACCTGCTGGTAATGCTCTTTTGAAGCAAGCAGGAATGATTGGCGGTATTCATACCGGTCACGACGGTTCTCCGGCATTGTCCGGTTCAGCCGTTGGTGATGTTTCAGCACTATACAACATTGTTTATGGACAAAAGGTTTGGTCTATGCTAAACCGAGAAGTGAACGCACTATCAATGATTGCAAAGCGACCTTACTCTTCGAGTGGATGGCGAGTTCTTAAGAGCCGACCTGCTGGTGGAAGTGGAAACTTATTCACTGTTGATGCAAGCGGAACAGAAAACCTTGCTGAATTAGGTTCGGATTCCCCAAGAGCAGACATGATTGGTGGTGTTCCTGAGAATGCAGCCCTTTCAACTGCACAAGATGGATTAGGCCCAATTGCTCCAACCTATGCTCAATTAAACATGAGTCCAAAGGTCGTTGCACATCAATTCGATTTCAGCGAACTTGCTATGGAAATGGCACAAATTGATGATGGAATTGGCGACATTAGAGCGCAAATGCGAGAAGACATGGGTAAGCACCACGCAGAAGTTCAAAACAAGATGCTTGTTATGCCTTTGGAACATTACGGTGAATCTTCCGCTATGCCTAACATTGGAAACAACTATTCGTCATTGTTGAAGGTTATTACATCAAGAGCAGAATTACTCCTAATTGATGGTGGAGTTCTTGCTACTGATACAACCACCGCTTCTAACGCATTAGGTAAGATTTACGGCAGTGAGCGATTTAGTGCCGCTTCTTTCCTTGATGCAGAAGTTGATTTCGGTACTGATTACACTGCTGGAAATGTTCGTCAATTGACGCTAACTCTCCTAAACAACATGGTTCGCAACTTGCGACTTGCTGGTGGTTCGCCAAAGGTTATTCTAACCGGATATGATACCATTCAAGCCCTTGCTGACCTATTGCAAAGCCAAGAGCGATTCATGGACCGAAAGGAAATTGTTCCTACGGTTAATGGTGTTCGTGGAACAAAGGGTCAAGAAGTCGGTTTCCGTGTGGCAACATACTACGATATTCCATTGATTCCTGTTAAAGACATGACTTCAACAGGTGCGGCTTCAACCAAACTAAGTGATATGCTTTTCCTTGATACAGACCATTTGTGGCTATCTGTTATGAAACCAACTCAATACTTTGAGGATGGTATCGCTAACGGAAATCCATTTGGTGTGGGAACTTTGGGCAACCGTGCGCTTTACCGAACAATTGGTGAAGTTGGCTGTTCATTCTTCAAAGGACAAGGAAAGATAACAAACATACAATGAGGTGATTTAGAATGGCATTTGCAACAGTAATACATTTAGAGATGAATTTAGAAGGAAACCGTAAATTAGTTTGCGGTCAAACAACGACAGACGGCACAGATGGAAACATTGAAACAGGACTTTCTTTAGTCGAAAGCCTTGTCTTTACCCATAAAGGTGCGGCAGTAGAAGCGGCGGCGGCTACTGTTAATGCTAACTTACCGCTAGCAAGCGGCGATGTAGCAATTAAATGCACAAGTGGCGATGTTGTTTATTTCCAAGCAATCGGACAGTGAGGTGTTTTAATTGGCACTAGCATTTACAACAACTTTATTGCCCGACCATAAGGGCAATACACGACCAAAGGCAGTCGGTGATGAATATGTCGTTGCAAGCAATCGGACAGTGAGGTGTTTTAATTGGCACTAGCATTTACAACAACTTTATTGCCCGACCATAAGGGCAATACACGACCAAAGGCAGTTGGTGATGAATATGTCGTTGATGCTTTAATTGATGTGACTTCCCATGTAGCGACAGGAGCAACAATTAATGCTTCCGACCTCGGACTATCATCAATTCATTGCGTGACAATTTGTGGAACCGAGGGTGCAAACGCTACTGTTCCATCAATTCTTACATCAGAAACAGGAACCTATACATCAACAAGTTCATTTAAGTTGATGTTCACGGCTTTAGACGGAACAAACGCAACAGTGGCTAATGATGCCGACCCTGCGTGTGCTGTCCGAGTTCGTGCTTGGGGCCTTATTTGAGGTGAATTGAATGGTGACAGTTCGATTGAGTGATAATTCATCAGTTCGTCGGCTTTACATCAATCCAAAGCAAGAGATTACAAGGGAAGATGGGGTAGCCGTTCCGCTAAAATGGGCGGCTATCCGTCTTTCTGACCCGAATCTTTTCTTTACTTTTGATGAAGAAGACAAGGAAGAATTGTCCAACTTGAATGAAAGGTTTTTAGGAATCTTTTCTAAAGAAATGGGTAAAGAAAGTTTAACTAGCAAGGAATTGCTTGAAGAACTTCTACCAACTCCGAAGAAAAAAATCCTTCCAAAATCACCACTTAAGAAAACTAAGGCTGTAAGTAAGCCGAAGTCTTCCTTAAAGTAGTGATTAGACCGACACATTAAATAGGCAGGGCAAACCTGCTCTAAATAACGAAGGTGATTCAATGGTAGCAGGTTGCAG